GCTAGGTTTGCGCCGCCTGCGCCAGTACCTGTGATAGCAGCAATTTTATATGCTGTCAGAGGTGCTGCAATACCTGTATTGATGATTGTGGCATTAGCAAAGCTACGGCCTCCATCAACGTTTGTTACACCGGCTGCGTCGCCGTTTGTGCGTGTGAAAACTGCCATTTTAAATCTCCTGATTAATATGAGCCTTTAGGCTACATGTAGATATTTATGCCAACTGGGCAAAAACTAACTTCTTCCTGCAAAATTCGCAGCACTGAAAACCCCACGATTGACCAGCTTGATAAATCCGCTGGGTGTGTCTATGTTAAATCCTTCACCCTTGGGCACATCACCCACTGACTGACCAATGCCTTTTACCTGTGGTTCCAGCTGCGCCAATATAGTTAGTTTTAATTGTATAATAGCTGAATAAACTTTGTCCAGTGCTGCCACTATGGGTTGGTTGTCTGCCAATGCCACTATGGCATACTGCCCCTTGCTGAGTTTGGCCTGTAGCCAATCATTGTCAACTGCCTGCCCAGTGACTTTTCTGTTGTAATATGTCTGCAGAGCGTTTCTGGTGGCTTGTGTCAATCCACTCAAAAATTCATCACCGCCCAGGCTGGTAAATGCCGTTACTGCTTTGATGGCAGCGTTTTTTATTTGTACTGGTTCTCGCATCTTAAACTGTGTGTTCATGTTGCCGGTGAACACTGTGATGAAATTATTGGTACCACTCAGTCCACCCAGCCCTTGCATACTCTGTCTGCCCACCAGCGGACTTTCTTTACTGGGCTCAATGTCTGTACCATAGCTGTGTACAGCCAGGCCCACGGATCTACCGGCTATTTCTTTACCGATAGGACTATTCTTGTCCACTGTGTACGTGACACCATATGGGTTGGGTTTAAATACAAAATTGTTGCCCTGTAAAGGCACTGGATCGCTCCACATCAGGTCACCCTGAACAAATCCCTTGAATCCCTGTGGCACAATACTGGCCACAGCAGGAAATATTTCGGCTAACTTTTCAGCAACCACTGGATTTTTTCCATTGTCACTGAAAAATTTATACAGCTCTTGACCACTAGTCACCTGACCACCAGCACTGGTGATATACTCTTTGTAATTCATAGTGAATTTACCGTCAGCTGGCCTACGACCGAATATGATAGCAGGACTTCCGTCCCACTTGATGCTGACAGTCTGTGGATTTTGCACAGCACCCACTATACCATTGATGGCGTCCATGGCGGCGGCACTGCCTGAAAAGATGAAATCTTCTGGATGAGGAGTACGGGCACCTTCCAGTAACGGTCGTATAAATTCTAAGTTCATGCAAACAATCCCTTGACCATGTCCAGACCCTGTTGAATCTTCAGTCTGTCCTGTTCAGCACGGGCCTGTGCAGCAGGTGTCTGTGCTTTGTCGCGTTTCTTGCCGGCTATATCAATTTGTGCTTTCTCTTGGTATCGTTGCCAAAATTGGTTGATAAAATCATCAGCTGATGAATAGTTGGCAAAGTCGCCCTGGCCAAACATTTTATTTAATTCTGCACTGCGAGCAAAGCCTTTGACGCCCTTGACCAGTTTACTGATTTTGACATCGTTGATGTCATTACCGGGGAATTGCTTTAACATGGAGTCAATCTTGGGACGTTTAATGCCCAGTTCTCTGGCCTGATATACAAATAAATCGTATATAAATGTTGCAGGATTGGTGGTGATGGTGCGTACCTCTGTGCCTTTGTGTTTGCTGAAAGGTACATGTTGACCGTCCACAACCTTTAATTGCACACCAGCATGTTGGATACTGATGTCCAGTAATTCACCCAATACGCTGTACATGTTACCAGTCAACAGTCCCTTGACTCCACGTTCAGGAGTCACACGGGTGGCACCCCAATTGGCCAGACGCTCTGGGTGCCACATAAAATCTATCTGTACATAATCATTGGCGCCCACTTTAAAGATAGGATGTCCGGGTTTACTTTCAGTGGTGTCCACATAGGGTGCATGACCGGCCTGAACAAAATCCGATGAAACTTTATTCCAGTATGATGTAAATTGTCCGTAAGTAGCACCTTCTGCTTCTGGGGCAATCATCTGTAGGTCAATATCACCGTATATCTTGTCCGGATGTTCAGCAGCATCTTGTTCGTGATATGCACTGGAGCCGGTGGGGCGACCACGTCTAATGGCGCCCATGCCCTGAGCCTGTGCAAACTTGTTGAAGTCGGCAACAAATCGATCCACTACTTGCAGGGCCACTGCCACAATCTTAGGATGTAATACTGTGCCCTGTGTCAGGGTGGTATCCCAACCGCCTTCTGTTATAATGTCTGAAATTTTCATAATAGTTTTGTTATGTTTCTGAACCAGTCAGCTGAGCTGTTGGCACGGCTCTCTGGCAGAGTAATCAGCCCCTTGGCTGCGTCACCACGTGCTTGTGCCAATTTGGCGTCCCGGTCAGGATCATTGGCCATGGCTGCTATCATGCTCTTGAGTGAATTTAAATCATCACCAGTGGCCTGTGGCGATAATAATATCTTAGCCACTTCATCACGTGTGCGACCCACCACTTCACCAGTGTCACGATTGGCTAACTTGGCACCAAATGCGTCAAATTTCAGGCCCAGGTGTTTGGCAATGCTGCTCATCAATACAAAGTTGGCCTGTCCTTTGAATGCAGGATCTGAATACATACCACGTGGGCCATGCTGATGGTATGGCGCAACTATGGCAGCATCCTGTATGACCATGAGATCCACCTGTGCTGTTTTTTGTTCACCTGATTTAGCTTGATATACTACACCAATGCTGACATTGCGTCCGTTAACGTTGGCTTCAATACCCTTGGCTGCAAAATAAGTCTGCATGGCCTTCTTGGCGGCCAATACAGGATCCTTGGGATGGTCCTGTGTCTTGAACACGGCCACTACATCACCAGCTTCAACCATTATATCAATATCGCCAGAAGGTATGGGTTTGCCGGCAGCATCAATTTTAAATCCAGCTGAGCCAATGTTCAATTGCAGCCGCTTGAGGAATGGTTGTGGCATTTCTCTCTTTGCTGCGGCCACCACTGTGGGCACATCTTCTTGCTCCACTGGAGTCGATGTGGGTATGGCATTACCGCCTTCATATATATGCATCATTTCATTGATTCTCTTAGCGCCTTACGGAATTTCAGATAGGCAATATGCTCCATCAATTGTTTACCAGCATCACGTAGTAGTTGTGCTATTAATCCGTATGTCTCTCGTGGTAATTTACCACCAGCTTTCATAAACTGATCAAATTCCTGTTGCATTTTATTGGGATTGTCGAACGGTGAACCAGTTGCGCCCGCTGCTGCTCCTGCTGGGGCCGCACCAGCTGCTGCATCTGCTGGGGTCGCTGCATCCAATTTTAAATCTTGGAATACTTTGTTAATTAATATATCGGTTACACCCTGATTGCGTAAAAATTGTTTGACTTGTTCGCTGTCAACACTGGCCTCGTTGCCCAATTTGGAACTTCTACGCCAGTTCATATCTAACTTGTTTACAGTGATTTTATTGGTTGCACCTTCCCAGCTGCTCTTGGCTGCACCTTTGATGCTGTCCCATACGCCCTCACTCACCACTGTCTTAAATACTTTCTGCACACCAGCCCCAGTGATGAATATCATCATTGTACCAGTGCCCTCATTTAGTGCAGTACGTGACCAATCAATATAGGGATTACGGAAATGTTCACGTATGCCGAATCGACTGGGTGTATATTGCCCAGTGGCAACCTTGGATGCTGTATCGGCAGCAGTACCGACACCTTGGGCATAAATTGGATTACCCGTGGCAGGTGCCGGAATTGTCAGCTTTTGGCCCACCGACAAATCATTGGGATTGGTTATCTGTGGATTTGCCGTCATCAAGTCCTGAACACTCATATTGTTGGTCTGAGCGATGGTACTTAGATTGTCACCGGCTCTTACTGCATATTCCGAACCCGGCGTGGGAGCAGGCATACTTCCAGTTCCACCACCAGTTCCCTCAGGTCCATTGATCTCTGGATAATTAGCTATAGAAGGATCACTTCCATAATCTTGTGCATCAATGTTTACGCCAGCCCCACCACCCATACTGGTGGGATCTGGGGACTGCATTGCCTGGCCTAGTTGACCAGCACCATAAGCTACTGCGCCAGTCTTGAATCCTTTCCACAATGAACTACTGGCCTTGTCGCCTTGTAGTAACCGGTCAAACACTTTGATACCGCCAATTATGGCTGCACCACCCAATCCAGCACCACTGACACCAGCCAGTGCAATTAGACCAGCATAGATTGCACCCTGCATCACTGGATGAGCTGTAGCAAACTCTCGATATTTTTGTATGGCTTTACCCACAGCGCCTGATTGACCGCCGGCTGCCTGTAATAGGCTGCCCTGAAGTTTGTCAACCATTACGTCAAATCCCGATACAGGTCCTGACTGACTGATGGCTGTCTTGACTTTATTCCAAGCGCCGCTGATGGCCTCAGTTCCTTTGCCCAACATGGTTTTATTACTTGCTGGTGCATCACCGGCGTTGGCGACGTTGCCGCCGGCTTTGGCGCCGTCAGCTACTGCTGCAAATATTTGTTGGATCTGATCTTGAGTCAATGCTGCCTCTACCAACATACGGGAGGCATTATAACTGCTTTCATATATGGGCTCGCGACGAATAATATTTTCAATCAACATGTTTCGCTTGGCGATGAATCGCGATTCTTTCATTACACCGCCAGCTTGGCTGTACATGTGTTGAAATAATCCCAATAGTTCTCTATTGACTGACAGATCAAATTTACCACCAGCAGCATTTAGGCCACCAGCTGAGCTATTTGGATCCTTGATAAATTTATCCCATGCTGCTGTAAACGTTGCTGGATCCGCAAATAGGCCAGTATCCGCCACTGGTGCAGCAGCAGGGGCCGGGGCAGTAGTACCGCCCACTGGGGCCATGGGATCAGGTTTAGCTGCACCAGCTGCACCAGCTGCACCAGCTGCACCAGCTGCACCACCAGCAGTTGGATCATTGTTTTTGCCCAAGGCGTCAATTCCTCGCACGGCTTTGTCGGCTGTGTCGTTGCCCAATGCTGCGGCTGTTTTTAATATCCCTTTACCGATATTACCCGCGACGCCTAACTGTGGGTTGGAAAAAGAATCACGTTTATTGGAATATTTTGGAGCAGCTTGCCCTGCTATTTTACCAGTGATAGGATCAGGTACAGCAGTGGCTGGTGGTGCTGGTGGTGGTACTGGTGCTGGTGCTGGTGCTGGTGCTGGTGCCGAAGTAGCAGGTGGTACACCTGGTTGCTTGGCTGCTGATGCCGCACGATTCTTAGTCAGTGCTGCACGTTGTTGTGCTGGTGTAGCCTCTGATACTGATTTTCTTGTGTTATTCGTTTTCATCGTTACCAAATCTCCTTACGCCACGTATGAATTTATTGGGGTCTTGGCTTCGAATGCTATTAATCAATCTGCGTTCCAACTCTTCTGCTGCATCAGCATCATAGTTTTCACGGATATACCTGACCAGATTAATGGCTCCAGCGATGACATTACTAGCACGACTTTCCACTAGATTTGCTCGATCGCGGTGTGCCAACAAACTATCCAGTTCGTCAAGTATGCTGCGAGTACGCTTTTGCAAAATTTTAACTCCAATATGTGGTATTTATGGAAATTCAGATTTAATTAAATTATAAGACTGATAATATGCTACTATAAATACAGCACGATGCACCAATCCTTTCCACAACCCTACCACAGTCAGTTCGATCTCAGAGGTGAATCATTTGCCTGCTATGGCAGCGATTTCCGTGGCATAATTGATTATACTTTTAATAACCAAGGTTACCGATCTGATTTTGATTTCGACGTCGATGATACTGATCCCATTATAGTATGCCTGGGCAGTAGTATAACCACAGGCCATGGATTACCAGTGGCACGATCATTTCCTGGACTGATTGCTGCCAAACATCAGAAGAAACTCTGGAATCTGGGTCAAGGATGTTTCCGGTCATCTAATCAAACTATGGTGGATCAAGTACGTTTTCTTACCGAGTCTGGTCTAAATATTGATATGTTGATGGTGCAATTTACGCATATCAACAGGCAAGGTACTAAGTCTA